TCTGCATCTGTGCAGCCTTGGAATTGGCAGCTCGTTTCTTTTTCATTTCCGCTGTCAACGGCTTGATGATGTCTTGCCCGTTTTTCCACTCAGACGCTTCCATCCACATGTTGAGAATCGGCTTGAAGTCAATGTACTCTTCATTGATGTCCGCCAAACTTTCTTGTATCTGCGGGTTGTCCAGAATCTGGGTCAACATTACCATTGACTGGGCCATCGTACGCTTGGCTGACAAACTAGAACCTGCAAGAACCTCGTACTCAATTTGAGCATCGTGGAACTCTTGCATGTTAATGTGCTGCGCGTACTTTTCCCCGCGCTCTTTTCCAAGAACGGCGAGTATGGCTTTGTCCGACATTACGTTGAAAATCAACATGTCGAGGATGTTGAGGAACGGTTTGAACACCTGTTCGATGAAGTTGTCCAGCGGACCATCTAATCTGGTTGCGCTAGCGCCTGCGAGAATGTTTGCACCGCCAGCCGTCCGCCCCATTGAGGAGCGCGGTCCCGCGGTGGAGCCCTGTACCAGCATTTGGTCTGCGCCGGAACTAGACTCAGTAGCTTGTTCTGACTCTTTCAGTGCGCTCCAAATATCGGACGGCACCTTAGGAGTCTCCATCAGCCGATATGCTTTTTCAGTATCAGCGACGGTCAAAATCTTGCCGATACCAGACCTAATCATTTGCGTCGGGGCGTTGTCATCCCGGTTGCGAAGATACAGCGGGTTGACGCCGAATGAAAGGATTTTCAAAATGGCGTTAATCGTACCTTGGTCGACGCGCTGGTTTTGTCCAACGATGAGTCCGAGACCCATGCCGTAAAATGCCTTTGGCCTGTTCCACCAGTTAGCGGACAGGAACGGCAGTTGGTTGAACTCGTTGTCGCCAGTAAAAATGACGGTCTTTTGGTTTAGGACAAGAATTTTTCTCTTGTGGTCCCAATACTCCATGACCTCAAGTTTGGTACGCAGCGGGTCAGGACTTACTCTGATGTTGACCTTTTGCGCGTGATGAACCACGCCTTCGATGTAAGATGCCTGTTCAGTCTCCAGCAACTGGGCTTGTTCTTTTCCCGTGGCCCAAAATTTCTTCAGGTCTTCTTCAGAGGGGAATCTCCAACCCCTGATGGCATCACCTTCCTCGCCATCATCTAATGCTTGCTGTACAGACTTGCGCAACTCGTTCATCTGATAGAAGTCCATATAACGAACATCTATCACCCAGCCCGCCTTACGAATATCAGACACACTCAACTGTGGGTCGACTAAGACCTTGTCGAGCGGACGAAATTCGAACACGGGCAGAGGAACAATCTTTTCACGAACCTTGACACTGGGTGGCTCGTCAGTGACTATTGAGTCAGCCTGCAAACCTTCGCCGCCTTCGAGACTTACGACCGCGGCTTTCCTAGTGTAGTATTTGATGGTCTTCCAGTCGTATCCCCACTTCCAGATGCCTGTGCCGAGGAATGCCATCTCTTCCAATCCCCACTTGGTCTGGTTTTTGAAATCACAGTCCCGCAGGATGTATGAAAGCAGTGTCGTTTTTGCATCTGTGATTTCCTGTGGCGTACCGGGGGTAGGCCGAAGAATCATCGGAGGGTCGTCATAAAAAAGACCCTTGTAGAGTTGTGGGACAACCGCATTGCAGACCTTTGCAACGGTAAACCGCTGGACATTGGGCTCAAGGACATATGTATTTTCGTACACCGTCATTGGTCGTGGCGATTGGTACAGTAAGTCGGCATCGCGCCAAAGCAGTGTCCACTGCTTATTCGCAATGAATGCCTTAGCATTGATGGCGGATTGCACTACGAGTGCAAGGTCGCCGCCAACGGTCAGGATGTCTCCCGCTGAATTGAAATCTTCGGAGATCAATTCCCTGTTGGGATTGCCTTCAGAGTTTTCCAAGGCGGTGATTGGAAGTTTTTCGATTTTCGGTGCCGTCGTGGTTTCCGTTGTGTCTGCCATTTTGCTCCTCTAAAATAAGTCAGCCAGCGGGTCGCCTGTTGCTGGGTCGCTCATTTCGTCCCTGACGGCATTGATTGCATCGTAGGGGTTCATGTCAGGATTTTCTTGAACCAGTTGCTGGGCGTTATGCCTAGCGTACGCGTTAAGTCCGTAAATCTGGTCGTATTTCGCCTTCGCTAGAGGGTCAGGACAATATGTATCCTGCTGTGCGGTGATTTTAGCCTCCATCTCCGCATAACTAGCGAACTGATTTACAAGCAATGACAGTGCGTCGACTATATCGTCATGCGTTGCCGCCGCCGTTCCAAACTTCGAAAGTTCATCGTAAAGTTCATCCAACGAAGGACAACTATTGACGAACAGAAGACGCTCATCTCCGAGGTATCGGAGAACGGGCTTCGCCTTCATCATCTTCGAGTTGGCTTTGTTGCCCAGACCCAGAGAGACGAATTCGATGCTGGCTCGGACCTTCAATTTGTCCATCTCTCGGTAAACTTCTCTGCCGAGCCACTTCACGCCGACGGACTCTTCGATACAAACACGCTTCGGTTTCCATTTCAGGACGGTCGCGGCTATCACCGCGGGAAGTTCGTATTCGTTGAACCTTCCACGATTCATGTCAATTATATAAAACCTGCCACCATAAATGAGCGCCGTCATGATGACCGTATAGTCTGCCCAACTCTTGGTCGAGTAAGCTGTGTCTACGGTCGTGACAATCATGCCCGTTCCCGGCATGAGGTTTGCTTGGATTGTACGCCGTACAAGAAGTTCCCGAGGAAACTTGACGACGTGCATCTGAGTCGGGTCGTTGAGGTACTTGATTGCGAAGTATTCGTCGGTCTTTTTCTTGGTGCGAAGGAACTGATAAGTCAGAGCATGAGGATTGTTTGCCTCATTAAACCAAAGGCCGTAGTCAGATTCGACCATTTCCTCTTCAATTTTTCCAGCCTTAACAGCCGCTTCGTTGGCCCACCAAGCAGCACGTACATATATCTTCATCGGGAAGTCTTCGCCCTCTTCGGCGTACTTCTTCGAGTTCTTGATATCCTGTCCGTACGTATCTTCAGAATCGTACCAAGTCCCAATCTTGTCGTAAAAACCATAAGGATGCAGCATGGCTTGGTTAATGCTGACCTGTTTATTGACCTTCTTCAGTCGGTCGATTGTCAAACTATTTTCGTTGGTGACAACGTCATCCAACTTCATGACGCAGACGTGCCAACCAGCGAGGTTCTGTTCGATTGATGCCGCAAACACCGTGCACTCTTTTTCCAATTGGGTGACAGCGGGCGTCTGGTATTCGTAACCCTTGCCATCATCCTTGGGGATGCAATGCTCAGGAAACACAATCTGGAAGATACTTGGATCGCCGTCACGCATCGTCTTCGCCTTCAATGCTTTCTTGAGGGTGAAAAGGTTCATGTACGAATCGTCCGCGTCTTCGAGTACAAAGTGCCCCTTGATTTCTCCGACAAAATCTTCTGCTAGATCGAGAACGCCTGTCAAAATGAGGATCGTCACTTCAGGGAAACAACACACCCACTGGACACAATCTGCCATATCCATCGTGCTCTTGAAGCCACCACGCGGGACGAGCAGAAGGCGCTCCTTCTTGTCAACGTAATTCGCTGCAAACATTTTGAAGTTAGGCAGCGTCGGATCTTTTTGTGCAAAAAATTCGTTGCACACCTCCTCATGCGTGTTATGCACTTTGCCGTCGGTCCATACATACTCATGGTCCGTCATGGCATCATAGCCTAAAAGTTTGCACAAGAAGAACAGATTAGTCTGTGCCATAAACCGCACGCGCAGCGTGAGTGCTGGCACATTGCCAACCTTGGGCATGCCGTACTTCTCGCCAACTGCTAAAACTTTGGCTTGATGGGCTGGGGTTAGTTTAGCGAAACTCTGCAACGCCATTGCATCAATTTCTTCCCAAGACTTTTCTCGGTACTGGTAGTTCTTGTCGAGGAGGTGCTGGTCGAGCATGGTTTGTAGATTTTCTATCTTCACAGCTCCTCCGAAAAATGTAACCTTGCCAGCGATCTACTGGCTCACGGGTAGGTAACCCGTCAGACGACTTATTGTCAGGAGAGATACATCCCCTTTATCGCGCCAAACTTACTGACCGGGCTGTGGGGGCGCGCCAGTTGCGCCAGCCATCGCTTGGTCCGCACCCTGTGGCCCCGCGGGCATTGCGGGGGCTTCAGCACCCATCGTAGGGGCGTGCTCCGTCAAATGTGCCAACATTGACTTGTCATCAGGAGAGGTGTGCTCTTCCATCTTGTGATGCTCAGGAAAATGATGATGATGCTCGTGGATGTAACTTCCGTCCGCGGCTTTGCGCGTGTGAATGGATTTCAGTTTCTTGGGCGGCTTTGCATCGCCTTCGGTAATTTTGTCGTAAACGTTTTTCATGGGATTGTCCTTTGCGGGTGTAACTTTCTCGCCCTTGTGAAGTATTGCTGGTCCCGTCTTCGGGACAAAATCTGTGCCGTCCTTATATGACGGTACGCTGCCAAGCGGCTTCGCCCAGTCAGCGGCTTCAGGAATACGCTTCTCGTCCTTGCCAGTACCATACTTACCCTTGGGATTGACCTTATCAACAGCGGTGCCCTTAGTTGTAGGGGCGGGGGCGGCAGACGCACTCGGAGCCACAGCATTCAGCACTGCGCTTGTTTCTCTGGCCCTGTCTTTGAGGCCCGGTCCTTCATTCATGATGTCTTGTTCTGGCTTAGGCGGTGTTGGCATGTTGTTGTCCTTTGAAGAAATCAGGTAATGATTTCCATCTCTCTCTCGCATGCGCCCGCATTCCTACGCCGGGGTCGTATGGCGGATAGAGGTATCTGAACTTTTTTTCTGCGGTGATGAAACTGTCTGGCATCTCGCCTACGGCCCTGAGGTACATGAGGGTAATTGTCGTCGAACGTGAGTAACCTGCGTTGCAGTGGACTAACAGTTTGCGGCCTGCGGTCTGCATCTCTGCTATGAACTCAATACCGAGGTCAATGACTTCATCAGGTATCATGGTCGGGTCGTCGACATCAATAAGGTTTAGTGCCAAAACATTCCCGTCCCTCACAAACAAATAATCTTTGCCTTTGGGTGCGCCCGGAGTCGTGTACTTTAACATAGACCGATGGCTGTCAGGACCATCCTTACAGCAGGCCAATCGCGCATACCCGCGCTCCTCAGCCTTCTCTACGTCCTTATCGGAACCGACATACAAACCTTTAATTATCTCTTCCACAAAACCTACCATTTCGTATTTTCTGAGAAACTTGCTCGTTACCAAATGTGCGTATGGCATGGCAATTGGCACAAACCATATCACACTTTTGACACTCCCCACGCCTGAAGGCGGGGGATTCTCGAACTACA